CCGGGCGTTGGTGATGGTGTAGTCGGTGGTCCCGTCGTTGAAGGTGCCCGAGAGCACATCGCCGACGATCGTGCCGTAGGCGGTCAGGTCGACGGCCGTGGACACGACGTTGGTGACTCCCGTCGCGCTCTTGGTGAAGGTCATGGCTGAGGTCGCGGAACGCCGCGTTGTCTGCACCACCTCCTTGTGACACACGTAGGAGATGCGCTCGCGCTTCTTCTCGGGCTTGCTGAACTCCGTCACGTGCGTGTTGGTCAGCTGGATCACGTCCTCGCGCTGCGTGAGCGGCACAGGGATGTAGATGATCTCGTTGGCGGCCAGGGTGAAGGCCTCGGTCCAGTCGTCGAGCGTGTCGTTGGGGACCTGGACGAAGTAGGCCGTGGCACCCAGGACCTCGAAGACCTTCTTGAAAGCGAGGGAGAGGTCGTTGCCCGGGACCGGAGGACCCAGGACCGTCTGGTAGGTGTTGATGTCCACTGGCACGATGGAGTTGAGGTAGTCGTTCCTGCGTGCCGTGTAGGTGCAGAGCACGGTGCCTTCCAGGGCAGTCCCGGTCTGGGTCTTGTTGATCTTGTAGGTGACGTCCTGGCCGGTGTCCGCGAAGGTGATGTTGGTGACGAACAGGCCGGGGTAGGCCCCGGTGCCCGGCGAACCGGACAATGTGTTCTTCACGGTCATCACGGTTTCGGAGTCGACGCTCACCACCTCCAGGATCGCCGGGTTCTGGTCGTTCACGTAGAAGGCGAATCGGGCATCGCTTGATGCCGCCGGTGGGTTGCCAGGCACGATGTTCTGGACATCGAGAGTGCCGGTACCCGACGGATGGACCGTGACGATGGTGAACAGGGTGTTCCCTGCCAGATCCTGGATGAAGTCTCCAGCGATCACGCCAGCGGTGACGAAGTCCTTCCCGGTTGCCGTGATCCGGCGTTGGCCCGCAGGGGCACCACCACCGCCCTCGGCGGTGTAGGACCCGGCGGTGTTGGAGGTCACCGACGTGGCGTCACGGATCTCGTAGCTCACGAAGGAGGGGTTGAGAACCGTCGCGGTCGGCAGCGGCACGTTACTGTCGTGCTGGCTGATCTCCAGGTCGGTGGCAGACAGGACGGACACGACCACGAACTGTGGCCAGTTGCCTGGCTTCAGGTATGGCGGCCCGCTGGCGATGACGTCGATGACGATCTCGTCACCGGCGACCACGGTACCCGAGGTGTAGACCGCGCTCGCATCGTGGAAGATGCGGTTCGTGGAGACCGAGGGTGTGAAGGTCCAGGCTGTGACGCCCTGGGCGTCGTACTCACCTGTGGTGGAGGAGACCACGGCACCGCCGGTCAGATCCCGAGGAGCGCTGTAGCGCATGACGTCGTAGGGGACGCCCGTGGAGCTGGCGGTCAGGGCCGGGATGGCGCTCGGACTCGTGACAATGTTCTCGACATCGGTGATCTGCGTGGTGCCGATGCCGCCAGTCACCTGGAAGAAAGGCACCCAGTCGCCGAGGGAGTCGGCCGAGAAGATCACGTCGGCAGCGAGGACACCCGCAGCAGCGAAGTCCTTGCTCGCGTCGGTGAACAGGCGCGACGTGGCCGGGGTGCCTGTGCCGGTGCCTGCGGCCCCGTAGTCGCCCCCCAGGACGCTCGTGACCTGATCCCAGCCATCGATCGTCACCAGGTCCCCGATGTCGACGCCTGTCGACATGAGCTGCTGGTTCGTATCGGTGATGGTCCGGAACCCGAAGGCATCCTCGGCAGTGAGGGCAGCCGTCGGAAGAGCCGGCGTCGTGGCCTTGTTGGCCCGCAGGACGTCCAGCTGGTTGTCCGACAGGATGTCCACCACGTCGAAGGCCTTGTAGTAGCTGCCATCGTTGTGCAGCACGAGGATCTCGTCTGCGGCAGCGACCTGGTCCTCGATGAAGTCAGCCTCGTTGTCGAGGAAGTACCCGGTCGCGGCCGAGTACGAACCGTCGTCCCCCGTCGCGATCTCGAAGACCACGGACGCGGACGGGCTGATGCTGAACGTGGGAGGATCCGTGGCGAAAGCGTAGGTGAGATCCCCGCCAGTCACCTCTCCCACCCCGTGCACGTTCTGGATGTAGACGTGCGGCTCCAGAACGTCGGGGAATTCGGCCACATCCAGGGTTGCCCCCGGCTGCTCGATGACCGCCCCTGCGCTCAGATTCGGGAAGAAGTATTGCTGGCCAGGCTGTCCGCCTTCGAAGGACCCGGCGTTCTCCCGCCACACGAACTGCCGGTTCAGTCCGATGAAGCAGACGGGAAGATTGGTAACAGGCACCGTCGGCTGGGGCGTGTCGAACACCTGCGTGACGATGATATCCGGTCTCAGGCTCTCTGCCATGTTTACACCTCTACGAACGGTTCGTCTTCTCCCGCCACGAAGAACTGGTAGACGAGCTTACCGAGTCTCACGGGCCTCGTAACCGTCCACTGCATTGTCTGATTCACAGTGAATGTCACGGGGGTGAGGACCAAGTCGATTTGAGCATCTGACTTCACAATGGCCGGAGCGCCCACTCTCGGGAGACTGATCTTGAAGAGTTGCGACTTCGCCATCAGCTCGAAGTGAAGCATCCGAATGAAAAGTGCACATGCCCACGCTAGTTCCTCAGCCTCCAATTCCTGCCTTGCTAGGCAGCTCAGCGACAAGGGCATCTCGGTGAGATCGGCGTACGACTCTGTCTTGGTCTTGTTCTCCACGTCGTAATCCGGCCACCCGTGAGATTTTCCTTGCCCTACGCTCAGCCGAAGGAAACCGAAGTCCCCCCGGTTCACAATGACCATGGGTCGCGGGTCCGTCTGCTCCAACTCGTTGGTCCAGCCGTCCGCGATCACCAGTCTCGAATCCTCTGCCGTTTCGCCGTCCTCTTGGAACTTGATGAGGAAAGGGTTGACTACCCGACTTCCGTCTGTGTCCGTGTAGAGATACTCGGACTCGAACGCGCTCTGAAGGATTTCGATCATCGCGCGCCGAGCGTACCGCAGCGGGTTCCCCACTGGCGTCTGCACATCCTTGTAGTCGGGTGTACCCATTAGTCATCAGCAAGTCCTGCGAGTTTCATTGCGAACGGCACCCACTCGCTCTTTCGGCTGTCCAGCTCGTGGTTGACCCCTTCCCGGAAGTTGGGATCGTTGACGAGCTGATCCATCTCGATGTCGAGCACGGACGCGATCTTCTGCAGCCCCGGTACCGTCTCCGGATCGGCCTGCTGGAGCATCGCATCGAAGTCGAGCTCTTCGCCCTTCGCCGAGGCGATCTTCTCCAGGTCCTGTCCGCAGATCTCGGCCAGCGACTTGGCGAGTTCGCGTTCGGCATCACCCATCAGGTTGTCTGCCATCTTTCTGCTCCTACACAGTGGCCACGACTGAAGGAGGTTTCTGGATCCTGTATCCTACGGGGCTGTCAGTAAAGGCTTTGGCCAACTGCGCCCCCTTCTCTACGAAGTTGAGACCAGGAGTTCCAGGATACCTCCATTTTCCGCGAATCAAAGAGGACAACGTCACTCTTCTGAATATCGTTGTTCCTCCGGAGAGTTTTAGTGGCACTACCTTGTTTATCAAGCCCCACATAATGCGGGAACGCGTGCCTCGGTCCAAAGCGACCGCGTAACGCGCTGAGGATGTGATGCGGATAACCTTGCGACCCTCGACGTGAATGCTAAGGCTGTCGGCGAGATCGCCTGACCCGGTCTTGGTGCTGCGACGCAGTGCCTCTCGAAGACCAGGCTTGAGCTTACTGGCGAACTCAGCCACGGCCTCGTCCGTCATTTCATCGTCGAGCATGATGAGCGCGAGCGTCACTTCTTTTGATCACTCCCGGAGTTGTCAGCCGGCCCTACAAACTTGGCGCGTACGGGCCGCTGGTGCCGCAGCCATTCCAGCCATGCCCCGATAGATCCCGGCCCGATCTCCTCGGGCTTCTTGGGCAGCATCGCTTTGATCCTGGCTGGGTCTACGATTTCGTCTTCAGGGATAGGCTTTGGCATTACGAGTATACCTCGTAGAAGTCCACATCTTGTTCGTCCACCCCTTCCTGCTCATCTGCCGGAAGGCTCTCCTTGTCCCGGACAATCGGACGGTCCCGCTCGATCCACCAGTTCTGACGAGGCTTGATGATGGGGGTCAGTCCACTCCCGGGGATGGGGATCTTGTGCTCGATATCCCCGGGGTTCAAGCTGACCATCGAGAGGTCTTGGTGAACGATGCTGCGCTTCTTCTCGGTCGGGTCGACCGTGACCACGCGCCACCTCTCGCCAGCGTTTACCTCGTAGATGATGTCTTGGGGTTTGACGAGAGGGAAGTAGGCGACCAGCGCCGTGGTCTGCTCGACTTGGCGTAAGGTATCGCCCGGCTCGTTCATCTTGCGAACTGGGTCTATCTTCACCTGTGTGAGCACAGGGTGGTAGTAGCCACCGAGGCGGCCTGTGTTGAAACACTGAGGACAGTTGGAATACTCTACCTTTTTAAGAACTGGATCCCAGCAGTTGGGACAGCGTTCCCCTTCGTGCTTCCGCGAGTAAATGAGACACGGGATGCCGGAGAACTTCAGCAGCAGGTCGAGTCTTCTGCGGATTGCCACAGCTTCGAGCTCTGGTGTTGTCCGCAACCCAACGGGTTTCGTTTCGTCCTCAATGGCGTCCGGACTCGTTAGCCGCAGCTTGTAGTAAATCTCTCGCCACTTGTCCCGAAGATGTGCGTTCACGTCTCGAAAGACGTTGTCTGTCGCTATCACGTCTGCCAGCGACTCAAACGGACCTTCGGGAGAGTAGGCTCGGGAGACGTTCACGGTCATCGTTGACAGGTCTTCATTGGTCGGGCGAATACGCCAAGACACGATCACGGAGGCCCGACTGGCGATCTCAACGAACACCGCAGGTTCCCCGGAATGAAGCTTATCGAAGACGACCATTGTGAACTACCACTTTGCTGTCAGGCGCGTCTCGGCCCGGAACGGCCGCCTCGGTCAAAAGCTCGACGACGCACTATCGAGCTCCTATGTGGGAACAAATCTTGCGGAGGGGTCGTACCGTTTCCGCACCTTGATGAATTTTTCAAGCTGCTCTTTGAACTGCTTCTGGTCCATCATGCCAACAGGGATACCCACAATGATGTGGTCCCCCGCACGCTCGGTGACGACACCGGCGATGCGATCCACCTTGACGCCGGAGAGCGCCATTTGCAGGCCCGGGACCACGACCTCCCAGGGCTGGTTGTCCACGGGGTTCTTCGTACCTGGGATGCTGCCTATATTCAGCGGAGCCGGCCGACCATCGGGCATCGCGCTCCCGTACTGCGTCGTGAAGTTGACGCTGAAGTTCTTCTTCAGCATGAGCTGAGGTGGGGGCGGCTTCTGGATGTTGGCCGTCGCGTTCTTGAGGAACTCTTCGAGCTTCATGGCTAGTCCTCGGTAAAGGTTACCGTCAACTTCCCGATCACGTCGTCGCAAAGCCACGTACGAGGATCCTCGGTGGCCTTGATCCACGTGTTGGTGCTGGCGTCGTAGATCACCCAATCTCCGATGATGAGGGCGATGCCGCCCGAGCCGAAGTCATAGGTGCCCGCGACGCTGACGAAGTAATAGTCCTTGCCCACTCCGGAGCCATCAGCCAGCGCCGGTGTTCCCGCAGACGCGTCGAAATTTCCGGCGAAACGTCCAGAGTATCCTGGGCGCTTCGTAATGTGCCGAATCTGGCGTGCCTTGCGAAAGTAGATGGAGGTCGCTGTTCCCAGGGCCACGCGGAACGCGGAGCCCGTCTCGTCCTTCGCGCCAGGAGGGAGTGGCCGCCATGAGTTAGCGGAGCCATCCAGGCTGTAGAAGATGTTTTGGAACTGCGTCTCTTGGAAGATCTCGGCGTGGGTGGAGCTAGCCGGGGCCAGCACCACGGTGTCGAAACCATCCTGGGCTACCTGGAGGCCGCCGAAGCGCCCATGAACCAGGATATTCCCGAGCTTCTCTGTGATGGCCATACCTAATCCTCGGTAAAGGTAACGGTCAGTTTGCCGATCACGTCATCACAGATGTCCTTGCGCGGGTCGGTGTAGTGTCCGATCAGTGAAGGACGCCTGGTGATCTGTCGGATCTGGCGGGCTTTCCGGAACCAGATTTTTCGGTTGGGGTCTACTCCAGCCGCACCACTCAGGGCGACACGGAACGGAGCGTCTGCTTCATCTCTTGGGCCGGGTGGCAGTACGAACCACGAGTCCACGAGGCCAGTGATGCTGTAGAGGATGTTCTGGAACTGGGTCTCCTGGTGAATTTCGGCGTGGGTTGATCCCGAAGGGATTGCCACTTCCGTGTCGTCACCATCCACTGCGACCTGGAGCGCACCGAAACGACCGTGAACCAGGATGTTGCCTTGGTCTTCTACTACAGCCATGCTATTGCTCCTATGCCCAGACGGTTACGTAGCCACCGTCGCGGTAGCCATCGTAAAGCTCCGTGTGTACGAAGCCCCACGCGTTGTCGCAGTTCTTCTTTATTTTACGCTCCTTCACCAGTTTGTCGAAGCCGTTGCCGGCATCGCCGCCACGCAGCCGCGCGATCGTGGTGTTGTAGAACTGCCACTTATCGTTGATCTGCTGGCGGATATTCCCGTCCACGTACTCCAGCATGTTGCGCTGCATCCGGATGGAGACTGAGGTAAGGACTCGGGCCGCTGCCTCGTCCACGAGCAAGAGGGCCTCCTCGCTGGTGGCCCCTTCGAGCGTGATGTTGAGATTCGGCCCTGAGGGCTCGATGAGGTTGTACCGGCTCAGAGCATCCACAAGCATCTCCGCAAGGAAGATGTCCTTGGACTCCTTCTCGTCGAGCAGCTCGTTCGCTTCTGCGTAGTCCTGCAGGAAGCGGCGAAGCTTGTCGACCAGGTACTTGGGAACCTGGAATCTTTGCGCCATGGCTAATCTCCCATGAGGTCCAGGAGATCGTCGTCTTCTTCGACCTCTTCCTGCTCCTCCTCAGGTTCTTCGTCCGGTTCCTCTTCTGGCTCGGGCTCTTCCTCGGGTGCTTCTTCGACCACTTCGGCCTGGGGCTCCTCCTCTGCGGGAGGCTCCTCGGCGTCCGGCTCCTCGACCACCTCTTCCTCAGGTTCCGAGATGATGGGTGGCTTGGACATCTCCGGCAGCGGCTCGCTCATCGGAGGGATCTCTCCAGCGGGAACCACGTTCAGCTGGCTGGTCTCCTGGTTGTCCACGATCCCGTAGCCCCGGGGCAGTGCGACGAAGAAACCCGTGTGCCCGTCATCGACGATAGGGCACGCCTCCATGGCCGCAACGGCCTCCTTCTCCGGCACGAGACGACCCACGTTGATCAGCGCGCCGTCACTGCGACGGACCAGCAGCTGATCTCGGTGCCGCTTCCTCTCCGGGAGCGTGATCTCGTCCAGGCGACACTTAACCTCTCGCCGCGCAGGGAAGCTCTTGAGCTGGAGGTGCAGCTTGCCCTCCGGCCCGAACCATGTAACTCTTGCTGTGTGCATTCTGACGTCTCCTTACTTATCCACCAGGCATCTTGACCGCCCGTACGGTCGGAGGCGTTGGTGGTCTTTTCGGTAGCTTGGGAGTGGGGTAGGTAGGAGGCTTGGGCCGCGGCATCCTGGCGCTGAGCTTGCGAAGCTCGTCCTCGACCCCCAGGTAGAACGCAGCTCGCTTCTCGTCGCTGCTGGGCTTCCCGACAGCGATCATGATAAGCTTGCGTCCGCCGAGAGCCTTCTTGAGCTTCTCCACGCGGCGTTTCCGGTCCCGGCGCTCCTTGGCCTTGCGGACAAGGTAGCCACCAACAAGCCCGGCGCTCCCCGCGACCAGCCCCCGCTTCAGATCTCGGCTGACCCACTTGGCCCGGGTTTTCTTACCGACACTGGGCTTGCTGGTGTCTTCCTTCATTTCTTCTCCTTCTTCTTGCGCTTCATGCGGCGCTCAAAGAGTGTCTGTGTGATGGGGCTGACGATACCTTCGGTCACGCCGCCCACCACGCCGAGACCCAGGCCGGCAAGGGCCGTCTGGACCGCACGACGCTTACGCTTGGACATCTTTCCGAGCTTCTGCATCTCATCGGCGAACCCGGCGAAGAAGGTGCCCTTCATCTGCTGCCCCTAACAAAAAAGCCCCGTCCCGCCCACAGGTGAGTGAGCGGGCGGGGCTTCGTGTCCCGTGATGGCCGTGGCCCTACGCTACGAGAGCGCGGGGAGGGAGGCCTGGGTGTTGTCGTTGATGATCGTGAAGTTGCCGGCGGCAGTTGCGGTGCCTGCCGTGTCCTGCCACGTCACCGGGATGCTCATCCGCGCACCCTTGAGGAGGATGACGCCGAGGCCCCGGATGTTGCCGAAGCCCGCCCCGATGTCTTCCCATGCCTCCATCTCGATGAAGCGACCGCGCTTGTCGATGTAGAACTTGGTGTTCTCCAGGACCAGGATGCGTCCCAGGAACTCCGGCGCGGGGAAGACGTAGATGACGCCCGGTTCCACGAGCTGGTTGTTGTCGCGGATCGTGGTGACGAACGTGTACCCACCGACGGTGGTGTACTTGTATCCGTCACGGACGATCTCGGAGGTGATCTCCAGACCGGCCTCGGTCAGGGACCACGCCACGACGTCCGTCCAGGTGATCTCGTGGATCAGGAAGGTCCGAGCCTTCTGCTCGCGGGCGGCGGGGATCTTCACGAGGTCCTTGAGGACCACGCGGTTCCAGTCGTCCTCGTCGGAGAGGATGATGTTGGAGTAGATCGCGTCGCTGCGGTTCAGGTTGGACGAGGAGATGGCGGACCATGCACCGGTGCCGCCCTTGTCCTTCTGGAAGAGGTACCGCATGAACTCCTGGCTGGAGCCGAAGTTCTTCGTCGCGGTGCCGCCGGTCACGACGCCGTCGGTGACGAGGCTGTTGTAGCGGTGCCGTGTGGCGAGGAACAGGCCGGACTTGACGTGCTTCATGAAGGTCACGTCTTCCTGCTCCTGGATGTCCTTGGCGATGTTCTGCTCCAGGACCTTGGTCAGGGGCATGCGGTAGGACCGCAGCTCCTGCTCGGACTTGACGATCTTGTCCGAGGAGATGGTGTGCAGGCGGATCGCGTAGCGCGGGGCCTGCAGGTAGGTCTTCTCCGGCTCGCCGCGCCAGTTGATGTGCATGGCGATGGAATCCGGCTCCAGGTCATCGATGTATTCGAGGCCCTCGTCCGCGACGCGGCGCTGGCACTCTTTCTCGGTGACGACCTTGGGCGGGATGATCTTGCGGCAGAAAGCGTTCTCACGGAGTTTCTGCTGGATGTACAGGCCACTGGCCTGCCCGAGCTTCGTGAGGGCCTCGCCGCCTGCTTCGACAGCTTGCCCGAAGAGGGCGTTGAACTGTTCGACGTTGAAGGCGTCGCTCATCGTTCACTCCTTTGAAAAGAGGTTTCACTTTGCAGGTATTATGACCGACCGAAGCTCGGAGTCAATACCTGGGTCAGACCTAGTAGCGTGTCCCGATCGAGTTGAACAGGAAGAACACGGTGTCTCCGACGATCCGGGTGATCACGCCGAAGCTGATCAGGCCGGTCAGGGAGCCCGTCGCGATGGCCTCGGGCTTGCCCGCGCCGAGTGCCAGCGTGTTGAGGGTCACGTGCTTCCCCACGGCAGGGACGCTGACGGCGGCGTTGTACCACCGGTCCAGCGGGATGCCGAGCTCGATGCCGGAACCCTGGATGCCTGCGAGGCCGCCGGCTTCGAGAGCCTGGACGGGAGCGGACGGATCGAAGGGATCGGTCTGCTCGTCGAGGACCGAGGGTGCGCTCGACACCAGGAAGTTGATGTAGGCGACGCCATCCGTGTTGATGGCCAGGCGGCCGAAGCCGGTCGTGCCGTCGTCGATCACGAAGCGCCCTTCCTCGATCACCGTGGTGGCGTCGCGGTAACGGAGGTGTCGCAGATCGAAAGCGGTCAGCTTCGCATTGACCGAAACGATCGATTCGCTTTTCCGTGGCTGAGTCATTGCCATTCTCCTTTATTCAGATGAGTCCCTGGTCCTGCATGCCTAGCAATGCTTCCATGATAGGATTGTCATTGCCTTTGTCAACAGGAGCAGATTCAGAAACTGGCGTTCCGAGGGTCGGGATCCGATCCAGACCTAGCTCATGAGCCGCCTTGACTACCTCTAGTTCCTGAGGCCTCTCCAGAAACTCTGCGACCTTGTGGAGGGCCTCATCAGGCTCATACACGCCGTCCGCCACGAGCTGGATCACCTCCCGAAGGATGGTGCGTTCCAACTCAACGGCGGCCAGCTTTTGCATAGCCTCATCTTTTTGACCGTTGGCCAGCTTGACCAGGTGGTCTTGCTCTGTGAGCTTGTCCCGAAGTCGAGCAGCCAACGTCGCAGGAATCACGACGTTACTCATCTCAGGTTCCCTGATGAGAGAGGGCGTCGATCCCGGCGAGAATCTTGGCGATGGTCACCTGTTCTCTCCGTTCGTCGAACGCCCGTTTCTGAAGCTGCGCCTGCTTCTCGCCGTCGTCCATCACGCCGGACAGTGTCGTAACAAGCTCGTCAATCTGTTCACTGACGGGCTTGCTCCGGTTCTCCTCGCTGGCTTTCTTCTGCATGCCAGCGAGGGCCTGCTTGATGGCTTCGGCGTTTAGCATTGGCTACTCTTCTTCGGTGTCGAGCTTGGCGACCACGAGCCTTGCGGCGGCGCGGCCCAGAGCTTCTGCCTCCTCCTCGGAGGCGACCTTTTCCAGATCCTCGGCGGTGATGCCGTGTTCCGCGAGAGCCTCGGCGGCGAGCTGCCCGTAGGCGTAGAGCTCTTCCTGGGCTTCCTTGGTCAGCTCCTCGTCGCTCTCGTCCTGGGCTTCGGCCTCGCCCGACTCGTCGGACGCGGTCTTGGCCATCTCGGCGACCTGGTCTTCCACGACCTGGGTGCACAGAGACAGGAACTGGGAGTTGCTGAGGGGTCCGCCGAACTCGCCCTTGGCCTCGGCTTCCTTGATGAGCTCGGTGGCCTCGAAGAAGAGCTGGCTCCGGGTTTCGTCACCCTGGTATGCCTGCTCCACGGCGGCGAGCTTCACCTCGAATTCCTGGGCGTCGAGGGCCTGAACGATTTCGCTCAGAGTCATCGATTTCCTCCTTGAACGTGCTTGTCATCTCCCGGCAGAAATAGCCGCTCGGCTATTTCGTGTTGACGTTGCCCGCCTGCTCCGGGGGATTGGGGTTGTCTTTCTGCGGGGGCGCGACCGCCTCGTAGGTGACGCCGGGGTTCTCACCGGGCGTCTTCTTCTGGGTCACGCCGCCGCCCGATCCGCCGACTGTGTTCGGCGCGGGCTGCCCGGGCACCGCATGGCGGGCCTGGATCTTGGTTGCCACGCTCTTCCAGTTGGACTGGTCGTTCGCGGCGTCTCCGGTGGAAGGCTCGGCTGTCGCGCCCTCCGCCGCCTGCTTTTGCAGCTCGGCGATGAACCCTCTGGCGAAAAGCTGGCCACCCGAGAAAATGTCTTGGGCCAGTTTCACCATGGGATCGTCGTCGGCGACTCCGACCGAGGCGGTCTTGTCGAGCTCACCGTCTGCGTCGAGCTTCTTGAGAAGTTCCATGACGTCCATCGCTCACTCCTTCTGTAAACCGATCAACTCTTGTGAAGCCCCGCGCCAACGACAAAGGGTAGAACTGCCCGGAGCGTTTCTCCTACACCCGCAGTTTTAACATTGACCAGAGATAGGTCAACTGCATTTGGGCTGCGGGCCTCCAGAATCTCCCACTCGTTGGCCTTGGATGCGAGCTTGTCGACATCGACTCCCTGGAGTAGCTCGCAGTATTTGTTGTACGCGGCCGAGCTCGAACGAGAACTTTTCTTGTCGATCCCGCCCGCGTCCTTCTTTATACGTATAATCCGGATAACCCGTTTGGCAAACGGTGGATCGAAGAGCGATCGATCCGGCATCCACTTCTTCAGGACAGACAAGATCCCGCGTGGTGGATTCTCGAAGTCGAGAGAGTCGGGAAGCTTCTTGGCGTCGCCATCGGTCAGCACCTCGATCTCCGGTTTCTTGAGCTGGATGCCACACGCGGTAGCGCCACCAAGGATGTCGCCCAGCGAGTGCTTATCCTTCAAGCCCTGGAGTTCTTCTATGGGAAGTGCGCGCTGCGAGTCCTTGTGCTCACCGACGATCGCCTTCAGCTGCCGGTAGACAGCAGGCTTGATCGGAGACCTGCCGAGGTTGTCCTGCCCCTTCTCGGCCGGAACACGTTTGTCGATCTCTGCTGCCTTCTCTTCCGCTCTCTTCAGAACAGCCGCCTTGTGGAACCTGACCTGTGCCGACGCGATCTTCTCGAAGTCCAGCTCCGCCGGGGTAAACGCGGTAATGATACTTCCGGTTGGGGTGGCCACGGCCATGGAGGGCTCACAGTGCGCCACCTTTCGTAGCGACCAGGCCTCAGTCCATGCAGGGGACACGACGTAGCTGATATCGAAGAACCGGGGGAACCAGTTCAACGCATAGACTTTCCTGCCGTCGGGCAGGGTCACATTCATGAGGGTCCGTAGGTGCGAGCAATACTCGCTCCGGTTTTTTGCTGTGTTCTTGCAGATGGAACACACGTCGAAGGGGACCTTGCATCCCATCGACCAAGGAATAGGATCACCAGCGTCGATCCTACGGACCAGATCCGGTGCGCGGCTCTCCAAAATGAAGATGATGAGTTCCACCCGCTCCATCTGGTCGTTGTAGGCGGCACATGTCACCTTCTCTCCAATGGATTTCAGCGGGTCCTTGTTGTCGTGGAACACGAAAGGAAAGGCATAGGTCTCGAAGGTCTCCAGACCATACTCGGTCGGGACGCTGAGACCCTTGTCGTTCATGAAGGACAAAATGTCCGGCGGTGGGGAGTCGTGCTGAAGACTCCACTTCGGGAAAGCGTCGCCGGTCTTGTTGCTCCCCCATGCGTGAAGAGCGCCGACCGCATTGACGTGCACGTAGCGACCCTCTTTGCGAGGCTTCAGGCTGCCAATGAGCTTCAGCAGCTTAGCGGGTACGTAACACTCCGACGCGAGCTTCTCGAAAGAGCGAGAGTGGATCGGAAGGTAGGACGGACCCCACCGTGGGTCAGAGGCAGGGAGAATGTGCTTCTCTATGCCTGGTTCCAGAATCAGCGTTGCCCGCTTATCCATTCCTGATCACTCCTGGAGTTGTCACTGCTGTGACTTCGAACTGATATTTCCGCGAAGCCGTCTTGGGAGCCCACGAGCCGGCAGCCATGGCCTTACCCAGTTGACCCCGAGCTGCCCCGGCTCCAACATACTTCGAAATGGCACCGGGGCCAACCATAAAAGCGGCCATCGGTGCCATCTGAGCAAGGGTGCTGTCTGGGTTATCGAGCCCTGGGATCATGTGATACGGGAACATTGCGAGACCCATCTGGGCAGCGATCTGGCCCTTGTTGCTCGCCAAAAATTTCTTTAGCCACCCGGGATCTTGCCCGGTCAACTTAGCTTGGGCTTCCAGCGCCTCAACGTCGGTCATGCTTTCCAGAGCCTGGCGCTTGGTATCGTAGTCTTTGATCTGCTTGCTGACGGCGGAGTCTACATCGGCCTGGGACATACCCTTGCCCGGCTTGCCGCCGGTAACGCCCGAGACGTCAGTACCGTGGCGCACAGTGCCGGGGGGAAGCGTGTCGGCTGCTCCAGGAGAGCCGATTCCTCCGGGAGCGGAACCAGGAGAGCCTGCCCCACCAGGGGCGGCACCGGGAGCGTCCGTGACGGTCTTCACCTTCGGCGGGGCGACATCGCCCTTACCAAGACCATACCGATAATCGGACTTCGGCACATCGAGCATCTCCTTTTGAGGAGGTGCTGGTGCGGAAGGTTTTGGTGCAGCGGCGGCCGGAGAAGCGGCGGGAGTCGGTGCGGGCTTGGGTTTGGGGACCTTCCCAGCAGCAGCGTCAACTGCCCCCCACCCAGAGCTTTTAGGTGGCAGCGGTACCCGTGCTTTCCCGGGGACCAGGTTCTTCAGGCCGCCGAGTACCTTGCCCCCACCACCCTTCATCTTGCCAAACAAACCGCCGAGCAGCTTACCTCCGGGAATCTTGAGAGCCTCCTTCTCGAAGTCCATGTCGTCGAGAAGATGGCCTGCGAGGTTGAAGCTCGCGGTCTTCTCCTTGGCGATCCGAATGAGATCCTTGGCAGAGGACAGCTCCTGCTTGTGGTACTCGCGCTTGCGAAGAAGATCGACCATGCGCTGGTTCTCGGTCTTGTTCTCGCCTCGGCGTCCGGCCTCCAGCTCATGCTCGTCCTCGGCAGACAGGCCCTTGATCGCCCCAGGAATATACGTGGGGATATCAGAGCCGGTGCCGACTACTCGGCGCACGTTGTACCGGATTGAAGGATTGTCGCTCATGCTAGTTATTCACGGTCTTGCTCAGGTCGAGGATGGAGCGGCCCAGGTCCTTGATGTTCTCCTGGTTTGCTCCGCGCATCTTCGTTGCGGTTTCCTGGACACCCAGGAGGTCTTTGATCATGGCGGGCGTGAGAGCCGATGGCCCGATCTGGTGCAGCTGCTTCATCACGTTCCCTGCCAACAGCGGGTTCGTCGCCACAGCCGGCGCGAAGTCAGAGATGGCCTGGAAGTACCGGCCCGCGTTCGGGTCGTGCCGCAGCTCCGGATGATCCCGCATGACGCGCTGGAGAGACTTCTTGAGAGACCTCGTACGGGCCATGCTCTCCAGACCGTTCATGAGCATGGGTAGCCCAACCGCCGCCACGCCCAGTGCCGGGAGCAGCCCGCTCTGGACCAGACTTCCGATCCTCGACGGAGCCGCCTTGGCGGCAGCTGTTCCGACGCTGATCTTCGGCGCGGCCTTCCTGCGCCCGAACAGCGCTTCCTTCGTGAGGCCATCGCCGTTGATCGCACGACGGATGCCGTCGCCTTCCGTCACCGAGAGATATTCGCAGTAGCGGGCGATCTTTTCCAGGGTGCTCTTCGGGACGTAGTCGAAGTGCCGATGGGCGAGCTTGCGCCACTCCCCCACGTCGTTCGTGTGGGCGCACTTGACGATGCCGGACACGAAGTCAGCAATCTCGTCGCGCTCCTCTTGGGTGAACTTGATGTCACCGTAGAGACACGCGTACTTTTCGAACATCGGCATGGTTATCTCCTAAATCCGGCGAAGCCCTCGTTGCCCGGCTGCTCCAGGTAGAACGGCTGCCGCGTGCGCTGGACGGCACGGCCGACACCCTTCCCTACGTCGCGAAGACCCTTGTAGGCGAGGTAGCCCAGCGGGATGGAGTACCAGGGATTCTGCACGGCCCAAGAGGCCGCACGACCTGCGGCGTTGGAGAACGGCATCTTCGCGGCTCTCTTCAGCAGCTCATCGTCCGAGAGATTCGGAGCCTCGGCTGCGAGCTTCTCGGCCTCCTCTCCCAGGGAGCGGCGAACGTCCTCGTTGGTGACGATCGACTCCACGCCGATCGCCACAGGGTCCGGCGCGTCGTTGTAGAGCGCCAGCTTGCCGGAGGTACGGTCGATCTCGCCGATCTTGTTCTTGAACGTGTCGAGCTCGATCAGCATCGCATGGTTCCCGTTGATCACCTCGGTGGGAGTCTCGAAATCTCCGAACTTCTCGTCCACCAGCGCGCGGTCCACAGGCTGCCCGAGCTTCATCAGGTCCTGCCGCATGTCCGTGAAGAGCTGTTTCCAGAGCTCCTGGTCGTCCGGCCGTGCGAGACAGGCGAACTTGTACATGTCCGCCATCTTGCCGTGGTGCAGGATCACATACTCCTTCGCTCGATCCTTGAGGGCGTTGTAGGCCGTGTCTCGTTCCATCTCGGCCGCGATCTTCTCCAGCTGCAGCTTGGCAACACGCTTCTTGCCCTCGGCCAGGAGAGACTCGAAGGCCATGGAGGCCCGCTTCTCCATCAGAGGGTCCGTGGCGGCACGTGCAGGGCCAGCGGCAATCTTCTCGATCGAGGAGGCCAGCTTCTCGGTTTTCGCCTGCTTCGACGGGAACAGCACGTCGAGGACTTGGGCCGTCTTCACGGTCGGCTCCGAGGAATGGAGCTTGGCCCGCACGCCCTCCAGCGACGCGAGCTCGAAGGTGAAGGTCTTGTCCCCTGCAGTTTTGTACAGGCGCTGGTTGGTCTCGCTGTTGGCGATCTCAACGACACGCTGGATCTGCATGGGTGAGAGGTTGTTCTCGTCGGCGAGCTTCGCGATAGTCTCGTTCAGAGCGACGCCCTTCTCGGCGTAGGCCCTCGTGGCCTGCTTCGCAAAGTCGGCGAACTTCAACGGGTTGAGATCCATGATGGACTCCTCGTTATCTGCCTCCTGTAATCGTAATAGGTCTACCACAACTACGGGATTATTCAAATCTGTGGGAGGGACGTCCGGGCGAACCGACCATAGTATTGCTCGGAAGCCAGGTAGGCCAACATGAGGGCCTGGAAGGTGTCGTCGGGCAATGTGTGATCGTAGGACATCGTGCCATGTGTCTCGTCGTACTCGACGAAGATAGATGTGAAGTCGTTGATGAAGGGGATCTGGTCGTTCGGGGAACCAAGCATGATCTCCCTCTTGGGGAAGCGGATAGCCCCCTTCTTAATCTTGTCGATCACAATACCCATGCAGGAGGTCCGGTCGATCATGTAGCGGCCAAACTTGCCGGCCCTTACATCGAACTTCACCATGGGCTTCTGCTTGACGGACTGCATCTCCAGGAGGAGAGGATCGCCGCCGGCCTGGAACTGTCGGTCGACCCAACCGTACTTGTCTCGCAGACGCTCGTTGTTGATGTGCCCAAAGCCCCAGTCTGACCCAACCCAGTACACGTTATACCTGCGAGCTATCTCGTCGAAGAACTCAGGCTGTCGAGCCAGGTTGGACCGATCGCCGAGGAACTTCTCCATGTAGAACACTCGAAACTTCTCGTCGGTGCACCACGAGGCCAAGACGACAACGGTGTATGAGGCGGCATTGCGCTTCTTCCCAGGCGTGTCCGCCTGACGGCCACCTGTCCCGTGGTCTATGCCCATGAACACTGGAGCCCCGCCAACCAGCTGAGGGAGATCCTCGGGGCGGGCCATCTCCCTAGGCTCGCATACCCGGAGAATGTCGTGCTCGCTGAGGACGAGCTCTCCCTCTTCAGAGGGGAGACCCAACACCTCGTTGCAGAAGACAGGAAAGGAGGTAGCGGGATCGTGCAGCTTGCCGAGAACGTCTTCAAACGACTGGAACGGCACCTGGATCTGAGAGATCCGGAAACCCTGCCACTTGTCCAGGAGGCTCGGCTTCATGGCGACCCACTCACCGCCGTAGTCGTTGTCGTCATCCGGGTTCTTGTGACGTTTGGGAAACAGCTCTTTCCCGCATTTCGTGCAGACGAAGAACTTGGATCCGATGACTTTCTCATCCAGATAATTCCAGTGAGGGCACCACCGGCACTTGACCATCCACTCGAACATGCACGAGCGATCGTAACGCTGACTGAGCGGATTCATCTTCGTCTTGGGCGTGCCTGTATAGAGTCGAATCTTTCGGTCTGGTAGCGCGTGAGACTGGCACTCCTCGATGACCGGGATCTGATCAGACGGCAAATCCTGCAGCTCGTCAGCGTTGAGAAAGTCTGTCGAGATACCACGAACGGGGTCAGCAGAGAGGTAACAGGAACGAAAGTTGAACATCGATCCGCTGTTGAACTCTTTGCCACTCACCTGCCACAGGTTTTTCGTCGAGAGCATCTCGGCCTTGATCCTCGGAGACTCTTCAGCGATCTTCTTGAAGCGCTGCTGGCTGAAGACGGTGACCTGCGAGAAGCGAGGCTGAATATAGAGGCCCTTGAGACTCTCGATCGAAGCCCCGAGGGTAATCCCCATCACCGCTGCTGTCGTGCTCTTCTCGACCTGCCGGGCTGTCTGTAGGATCTTGTTGCGAGAACCTGTTGGGTAGGCTCCGTCCAGGTTGTAGATGGGGCGGAGGTAGGTCCGGTCATGGATCAGCGGCGGCCCGCCGATCTGCTTGATGATGTCCCGGTACCGAAAGGGCCTGCGCTCGATGTAGATCGCCTGGGGTACGATGTCCGGTACGTTCAGGTCCCGGTGACGGACCTCGCCATACTCGTTGGCGTCATCATCGATACGCTGTATGGCGTCAGGTAGGCCATTGCGCATCTTCATGTCGATTTCCACTACGGGCGTATCGACCTGGGTTACCATAGAGTAGGGGTCAATATTAGCCATGCTTTACCCGCGCCACCTTGGGTGTCTGGATGTCGTCGATCACCTTGAACTCGCTCGGGCCGTCGGTGATGCGGATGGTCTCGAAGAAGCGGCTGTCTGTCTTGGTTTGCAGCTCCTCGCCAGTTGCAGCCCCCAGTTTCGTGTAGAGACCCAGCATGGTAGCAAGGCGCTTCGTCGTGGCGTCGATGCCGATGTCGTAGAGGTTGTTGATCGCACGCTGCAGCTGGAGCTGCGCCACCTCCATGGTCTCTCGGAAGTTTGGCCGCAGCCCTTCTCGGACGTTGAACTCCGACGTGGTCATGTCTCGGGCTGCGCGCTTGTGCTGTCGCTCTGATACACGCAGACGCCGCAGATAATAATCCCAGTCAGCATCGTTCATCGGGCTGATGTCGTAGAACATGCTCTTATAAATTTCAACTGCGGTAGGCTGCCACCGGAAAGACGTCTGCTCCTCCAGGGCGCGCTGATGCTCCGCCATCTCCCCGTGGGTGGTGAAGATGGTCTCGACCTTATCCTTGACGCGAGCATCTCCGACAAGGTCAAAGAACAGCTCCAACCAAAGGGGCTCTTCATACATCACACCAATGCCCAGCACTTCCATCATCAGGTCGTAGGCGTCGCTGAGCTCAGCGGGCGGCTCATCGAGCTCGCGCACAACGGGCTGCAGCGTTTTTGGAAGCCTCTTAACGAACCTGCCGTGCAGCTTCTTGAGGTACTCCTTCCCAAACTTGTTGGAGATCAGGTGCCGGTAATGAAGCTCATCGAGAATATCTTCGATGGGTGTCGTCAGCAAGCGCAGACTGAGGAATCTGTGAAAGGGAAGAACGCGGGCCGTGGCCCGAGGCTCGTCCGACCCGAAGCTGTAGATATGGTTGCGCGCACAGGTGAGGGCGATCTCGTCGTTGGGCGTGAGGGCGTAGAATACATTGCCGTGTTTCGGCGTAGGCTGGGCCTCCAGCAACTTCCGCACACCGTCGAACGTCTGCGGGGTGATCTGGTACTTCCGGCAAATTTGCGCTCTGGTTAGCATCAGATGATGATCGAAAAGTCCGTCTCCTCGCCGTAGAAGTTAGTGAGGAGAAGCTTCTTATCCAGCACACCAACCTTGGTCCGCAGCCTGAGGTTTGACAGGAGGTAGCACACGTTGCCTTTGGTGAAGATCGTCATGGCATGTGCGCCGCCGCCTTTCTTTCTAGTATACATCTTCTCGACTTTTCCGTGGTGCCGAAGGAGGCGATACCAGAGATGCGCCCAGTCGTCGCAGTCCCCCTTTCCACGGGCGCAGATGACCCACGCGAAGGAGTGATAGTCGAGGCTGCCACCGAGCGGGTCTGAGGTCCACTCGAAGCCCAGCGCATTCATGTGGTTTTGGATCTTTTGAATGTCCGGCGCGAGGCTGCGCAGCATGTGATAGATGTCCTTCCCCTTCTTCTTGTCATAGCTCCAGGACTGAATCCAGGCCGGAAAGATGTTCCAGACTGGATCGA